GGTTTAGTTGGAGATGCTGGTAATTTAGGACCTCAAGGTGTTCAAGGTGCTCAAGGTACTACTGGTGACTCTGGTGATGTCGGCAATTTAGGTCCTCAAGGTAACACCGGATTAACCGGACATCAAGGTACTACTGGTGATGCTGGTGATTTAGGTACTCAAGGCGACCAAGGTGCACAAGGTAATCAAGGCGCCCAAGGTGTTATTGGTGACGCGGGTGTTGTAGGTCCTCAAGGTGTTCAAGGTTCTCAAGGTGTTCAAGGTTCTCAAGGCGATACGGGTGATGCAGGAGCACAGGGTGCTCAAGGTACAGCTCCTCAAGGTGCTGCCGGTGCTGTTGGTAATGTAGGTCCTCAAGGTCAAACTGGTTTCCAAGGCGCTCAAGGTGGTGGGGGTGACCAAGGACCTCAAGGTGCAATTGGAGATGCGGGTGTTGTAGGCCCTCAAGGTGTTCAAGGTTCTCAAGGTGCATTTGGAGCACAGGGAGTTGGTCTTCCTGGAGGTTATTTTGAGTGGGATGATACTAATCAAAGATTGACATTCAAAGAATACGGATGGTCTTCGGGTGATACTGTATATATTGTAGAAGTATATCGTTCAGGGTCTACTTATTAAAATTTATAAAGTTCAGTTACATATTTATATAAAAATAAATTAGTTATGGAATTAGGATATAAATTTAATCAATCCAAAAGAACATTAGATACAAATTATACAAACTACTATTGGTTCAACAACGGATTCACGACTGAAGAGCTTGTTGAAATTGAAAGTATGACCTCTGATTTGGAATTCCAAACAGCCGGAATTGGTGAACTAAACGAAACAGCACAAGTTGACAGTGTTCGAAAGTCATCAGTAAAATGGTGTCCACAAAACGATAAGTGGTATTGGGTATATAATAAACTTCACGATATGATTGTTGAGGCAAATGACTCTATGTGGCATTTTGACTTGACAAATATGAGAGAGCAAATTCAATATACCGAATATTATGCAGGTGGTGGTCACTATTCGTGGCATATGGATTGTGGAATTGGTATTCAAAATCAAAGAAAGGTATCAGTAACCGTACAACTTTCAGGACCAGATGAGTATGAGGGGGGTGACCTTGAATTTAATTTGGGTAAGCATATAAAAGCACCTCGTGGTAAGGGTAATGTTGTAATTTTTCCATCATTCTACTTACACAGAGTTACTCCTGTTACCAAAGGAACTCGCAAATCATTTGTTCTTTGGGTTGGTGGTGAACCTTACAAATAAGGAATAATTTATGAAGACAAGTTTACCTACTGCACTCATTTATGGGTGGGATAGATTCGGTGAAATCAGACTACAATCGGATGTTTATTGGGAAGAACATCTTTTTGAGGATGTAGTTTTATATTCTTACGAAGACGCAAATGATTTTAAGTATCATTTTGCAAAACATAGGCCCGATGTGGTGATTGTGTTAGGTGAATCAATACCTGACCCAATATTGCAGATGAATAATCACTCAATGGTGTCTTCAAAGTTACATCATTATGATGATTTTATGGCAGACAATATTATTGCTAATGTCGTTGTGTGTCAGTCTACATTTTGGGCCTGTGAATCTGAAAAAGAAGTTTACAAGAACGAAGACACCCCAATTATGTCAGTATTTACACCAACATATATGACAAATGAAAGAATCTTCAGAACATACAAGTCACTATCAGAACAAACTTATGTAAATTGGGAGTGGGTTGTTGTTGATGATTCGCCAATTGATGATTATAAAACTTGGGAATACTTAAAAGAACTCGCTTCTAAAGATTATCGTATTCACATTCATAGACTGACACCAAATTCAGGTGGAAATGTCGGTGAAGTTAAACATAGAGCCGCAATGTTGTCAAATGGTAGGTGGTTAATTGAGTTAGACCATGATGATTATTTGATGCCAACTGCTCTTGAAGACATTTTGAACGCTTCAAAACAACATCCAGACGCAGGTTTTATCTATACTGATTGTTGTGAGATGTATGAAACTGGTGAAATGAGACCATATGGGCTTGATGGTGAACGTGATGATTGGTATGCTAACCCAAATAATCAATTTGCATTCGGATATTCGGGTCATAAATGGGAAAATCATTATGGTACAGACTATTTAGTTCACAAATATACCGACATCAATCCAAAAACTATTCGATTTAATATTTCAATGCCAAATCATACACGGGTTTGGAGAAGTGATGTCTACCACAAGATAGGCGGACATAGTAGAAGAGTGTCAGTTGCTGATGATTTTGAATTAATCGTTAAAACTTTCCTTGAAACTAAATTTATTCACCTTCGAAAGTTTTTATATATCCAATATAACAATTTTAACTCAACTGTTGACAACAATTCAACGGATATTAATAGAAGAGCACGATTAATTCGTGATTATTACGACCCATTCATCCATCAACGTATTCAAGAACTTGGTGAAGAAGATTGGGTATGGGATTATGAACAAAATAGGTCACATCCTTTAACAAATTGGATGGATAGTACACGATATTTTGAAAGAGAAGGTGTACTGAACTATATAGTTGAGTGAAACCCTTGACATAATACTATTTATATAGTGAGTAATAGTATTTAGGAGTTTAAATGTCAGTAAACATTCCAATTTGGCCAGGTTCAGGTTCATTTACAAGTGGTTCATCAACTCCTTTTGGATTTTTTGACTCTGATTCACAATTCAGGTCGGATGCTCCAAAAGTTGCAGAATGGTGTGCTAAAAGATTGGGTTATCCAATCATTGATATTGAATTACAGGACATCAACTTCTTTACTTGTTTTGAGGAAGCTGTAAACGAATACTCATCACAAGTAAATCAGTACCGAGCCAAAGAAAACTTGTTATCATTACAAGGTTCATCGTTGGATTTGGATTTATCAAATACCAATATGAATGCTAATATGCAAAACTTGGTAAATATCGCCAAGGATTATGGTACTGAAGCATTGAGTGGTGGTAAAGTTACCGTTTACACCGGTTCTTTTGAAATGGTAGGTGGTCAACAAATTTATGACTTGGGTGATGATAATGTTGTAAATCTTGAAAATGGTACGGTATCAAATGGTGTGACTCTTCGTAGAGTATATCATACCCAACCACCAGCAATCATTAGATATTTTGACCCATTCGTAGGTACAGGTCTTGGTTCTCAACAAATGTTGAACACATTCGGTTGGGGTAACTATTCTCCGGGTGTATCATTTATGATGCAACCAATGTTTGATGACCTTTTAAGACTCCAAGCAATCGAATTTAACGATTACATTCGTAAGTCATCATTTGGATTCCACGTTGATGGTCAACGAATCAGATTGTATCCCATCCCAACCACAGGTGATACTGGTGCTAAAGTATATTTTGATTATACATTAGATAGTGAAGTAAATTCACCAATCGCAAATTCAAATGTTGTAAGTGATTTGTCGAATGCTCCATTTAATAGATTGGAATATATTAAAATCAATTCAGCTGGAAAACAATGGATTGCAAGATACACATTAGCACTTGCCAAAGAAATGTTGGGTGCTGTTCGTGCTAAATTCTCAGCAATTCCAATCCCTGGTGCTGATATCACATTGGATGGTGCTGACCTTCGTAACGAAGCATCTGCTGAAAAAGAATCATTGATGACTCAATTGACTGAAATGTTGGAATCAACATCTCGTAGAGCATTAATGGAAGCAAGAAAAGAAGAATCGGAATATTTGGAAGAAACTCTTAATAGAGTACCACGACCAATTTTTATAGGATAACCAAATGGCTCTATTCGGTGGACAACGAGATATGGCTTTATTCAGTAAAGTGAATAAGGAACTTATCAATGACATTATTGATACGGAAATCTATTACTACCAAGTCGCTTTGACCGAAACAAAGGCAAATCTATATGGTGAAGGTAAGGATAAGGTATTCAATCAGCCGGTTAAAATTCCTTGTTTGATTGAACGTAATCAGTCAAGTCAAATCTCTGATGATTTTGGTCAATCATATTCTCGTGAAGTTCAATTTAGATTTCTTCGTGATACTTTGGTTGATGTAAATATAAAACCCGAAGTTGGTGATATCATTGAATGGAATGGTGAATATCATTTGATTGACGCACAATATTCATATCAATATTTTGCTGGTAAAAATCCACAAACTTGGGATGGTGGTGAAACACAAGGTCTTAATGTATCTATTATATGTGATGCTCACGTTACAAGACAAACATCAATCAAATTGGTGGATACATATAGAGGTAACTCACGACAAAATGATAACGAAGTACCATTAGGATTATAAGATGGCTCAGAAATATAGAAATAACGATATTGTAAAACCAAATCTTGTTCAAACGGAGTCATCAACATCACCAGACCCAAAATTGAATAAGGCAAAACAAGTTCGTAGAGACCAAGACAATGCGAAGAACATTTCAGTTGGTATTTACGATGTTGATTCTGCATTCAAGACATTTTTGGAGAAAGATGTAAAACCTACCATCGAAGATGACGGTAGATTCTATCCAGTTCCAGTAATGTATGCTTCTCCAGAGAAATGGGCAAGTGCACAACGTGATGGATTTATGAGAGATGATAATGGGATGGTTTTAACACCTGTTATCTCATTCAAAAGAAACAATCTTTCAATCAACACGGAATTATCAAAGTTGAAGGTGGCTGAGAACGAAGATGCTCACCAAATGTTTGAAAGAAAGTATACAAGAACAAATAGATACGACCAATTCTCCGTTTTAACAGGTCAACAACCAAAAAAAGAGTTTATGTCAGTTGAAAGACCGGATTATGTAAACTTGGAATACGAAGTAGTGGTTTGGTGTGACTATATGGAGCAAGTAAACAAGATTGTCGAACAAATTGTGTTCTTCCAAGGTCGTTCATTTGGTGATAGATACAAATTTGTAATCAAAGGTGATTCTTACTCATTCGAAACCATTTCAGAGATGAGTCAAGATAGAATTACAAAGGCAAATATCAATTTGACTGCTAAAGCATACATTGTTCCAGAATATGCTGCAATGACCAACAATACTAAACGTAGAATTTCGGTTGGTAAGGTATCTTGGGGTGATAGTCCACGAATGGGTGGAAATGAACCTTCAATTCAGAGTGGTAATGAATAATTTTTACATATTTATATACTGAAACAATAAATTTTAATGTTATGAACGAACAAACAGTATTGAATTTTACCGAAGAAGAAGTCGGTAGTATTTCAGAGTTACGACAAAGGGTATTGACTATCAATACACGACTTGGGGAAATCGAATTAGATATTTACGATTTAGAATCCAGATTCCAAGCTTTAAAAGATGAAAAGCAGATGTTAATCAACTCATTTGGAGAAGCTAGGAAGGAGGAAGTTGAGTTAGGAAAGGTTTTGAGAGAAAAATATGGTGAGGGAACTTACGATATTGGAACAAATACCTTTACTCCCAACAAATAACTATTCGTTTCCCTAATTTTTGGTGTATTTATAATAAGGAAAACCGAAAATTATATTTTAGGAGAAAATAATGGCTGAAAGAATTGTAAGTCCTGGCGTATTTACAAGAGAAAAAGACCTCTCATTCTTACCTGTTGGTATTGGTGAGATTGGTGCTGCTCTTATCGGGCAATCAATCAAAGGACCTGCTTTTGTACCAACAAAGGTAGAGTCATTCAATGAATTCCAACAAAAGTTTGGTGGTCTTACTGAAGATTCATACCTTCCGTATACCGCTCAATCTTATTTAGAGGAAGCTGGTGCTGCAACTATCGTAAGAGTATTGGGTGCAAGTGGTTATACTTTGACAAAACCTGTTGTGTTGACTGTGTCTTCATCTGCTGGTACTAAAGTAGCCGCTGTACTTCACACTACTACTACATCTACAATCGAATCTAACTTCAGTTCTTCATTGGTAACTGATAATACGACTGGTGATACACTTGTAGTAACTGCATCTAACTTTTCATTGACACTTGCGGGTGGTGGTATTTCATCAACTGATGTTTCAGCATCTTTAAATCCAAGTGATTCAAACTACATCACTAAAATTTACGGATACGCTCCTAAATCTTCAAAGAATGCTTACACATTTATGAACTTCTCAACCTTCCAATCAGAGTCATTCGCTACTGGTGAGGTTGTTACGGTTCAAACTGCATCATTTGTTGATACGGATTATACAAAAGCTTATTCAGAGTCATCTACTCCTTGGATTAAGTCACAAAAAGTTGGTGGTGTTGCTACTAACTTGTTTAAGTTCCACACTTTATCTCATGGTACTGCTACTAACTACGAATTCAAAGTAGGTATCCGTGACATCAAACCAGCTTCAGCAGTGCCAGGTTCTGAATATGGTACATTTAGTGTGATTGTTAGAAGAGTAGATACTTCTAAAGTTCCTAATTCAATTTTTGGACAGGGTGTACAAGATACTGACACAAGACCAAACATTGTAGAAGAATTTACAGGTCTTAACCTTGACCCTAACTCACCAAACTACATCAAGAGAGTAATTGGTGACAAATACATTACTGTCGATGCTAATGGTAAAGTTTCAACTAATGGTGACTACAACAACGCATCTGCTCATATTAGAGTAGAGGTTGATACTGATGTTGATGCTGGTGCAATTGATTCAACACTCGTTCCTTTCGGATTTGGTGCTTAGACTTCACCACTTAATAGTGCTTACACACTTCCTTCACCATCTTATGTAGTATCACAATCAGTTAGTGGTGAGTTTAACAAGAGAGTATTCTTGGGTTACAACTTTGACTTCTCTGTTACTGATAACTTGAACTTCTTGATGCCAACTCCAGACGCTTCAACTGAAACTGTTGGTTCTGACTTTGATTTGGCTGATTGTAAGACTGGTACTGTTGGTTCTGAAACCGCAATCTCTTTGTCTTCTGACATCGATGCATTGAAATTCATCGTACCTTTCCAAGGTGGTTTTGATGGATGGGAGCCAAACCGAGTTGTTCTTACAGGAACTAACATTGTTGCTGGAAACACTCAAGGTTTGGATTGTTCTTCCGCTACCGCTGCTGGTACGGTTGCTTATAGAAAAGCTATCAACGCAATCTCTAACCCGGATGAGTACGACATCAATATGGTTGTAACTCCAGGTGTTATCAATAGACTACACTCTTCAGTAACTACTTTCGCTAAAGATATGTGTGAAGATAGATTGGATTGTTTCTATGTGATGGATGCCGGTGGTTACGCTGACTCTATTGCAACGGTTGTTAACTCTTTGAGTGGTTTTGATTCAAACTATGTTGCTACTTACCACCCTTGGGTTAAAATCCTTGATACCGATAAGAACAAGCCAGTCTGGGTTCCGCCAAGTGTTGTTCTTCCAGGTGTGATTGCATTCAATGACGCAGTAGGTGCTGAATGGTACGCTCCTGCCGGTTTGAATCGTGGTGGTCTTCCAAACGTACTTGAAGTTAAGACTCGTTTGACTCACGATGAGAGAGATACACTTTACACTAACCGAATCAACCCAATCGCTACGTTCCCTGGACAAGGTGCTACGGTATTCGGTCAGAAAACACTACAAGCTAAACCATCCGCTTTGGATAGAATCAATGTTCGTAGATTGTTAATCGCAGTTAAGAAATACATCGCATCTTCTACAAGATACTTGGTATTCGAAAACAACACCGCTGCTACAAGAAATAGATTCTTGTCAATCGTGAACCCATACTTGGAATCAATCCAACAAAGAAATGGTTTGTACGCATTTAAAGTAGTAATGGATGATTCGAACAACACACCAGATGTGATTGATAGAAACATTATGGTAGGGGAAATTTACTTACAACCAGCCAAGACTGCTGAATTCATTGTACTTGACTTCAACATTCTTCCAACTGGCGCTGCATTCCCAGAGGCATAAATTAGAGAAACGACTATTTATTAGAAAGACAATAGGAGATATAAATGGCACAATTACTTGACCCAAATGAAATTATGTTCACCAACTTTGAACCTAAAATGTCCAATAGGTTCATTATGTATGTGGAAGGAATTCCAGCATACTTGGTGAAAACGGCTGCCAGACCTGAAATTACAAATGGTAAGGTGACTATCGACCACATCAACACCCGTAGATATGTTAAGGGTCGTTCTGAATGGTCTGACATCACCGTAACTCTTTATGACGCAGTAGTTCCATCCGCTGCACAAGCAGTAATGGAGTGGGTACGTTTACACCACGAATCAGTAACAGGCCGTGATGGTTATTCTGACTTCTACAAAAAAGACATCGTATTCAACAGTTTGGGTCCTGTTGGTGATAAAGTAGAAGAGTGGACATTAAAAGGCGCTTTCATTCAAACTGCTAAGTTCTCTGATATGGACTACACGGGTGAAGACCTTGCTACAGTTGATTTAACACTTACTTACGATTACGCTATCTTACAATACTAAAATACGGATTGTAATAATAATTGAAAAATGATAACCCCACTTTGGTGGGGTTTTCTATTAAATTGACTATATTTATTTGAGGTTAACCAATTTAAAAAAAGGAGATGCTATGGCTATTCAAATTATCGTACAAAAAGAAGACCGTGTTGCTATTTATGGTAACTCTGGTACTATCGTTGACCACGCAGATGACGCAAACTTTTTCACTTACGCAGAAGCTACTGCTGAGTGGGGATTGCCAGAAGGTGGTTGGGGTAAAGATGGTTACGAAGCAATTGAATTCGTTGATGGATACGAGTTCCCTGAAACATTCGATTGTTCAGGTGCATGGAAAATTACTGGCGAAGCTGGTAACTATTCTTTCGTAGCTGCTTAATAGAAACCCTATTAAAAATTAAACCCTCACCAATCGGTGGGGGTTTTTTGTATTATAAATCTTCGACTTCCATATTTATATGTGGTTAACCAAAATATAACAAAGGAAGTTATGGCAGATTTACAAGATGAATATAAAGGAATGTCCGATAAGGATATTGCTGCAAAATTAAGAGCGGAGTCGGAAACTCAACAACTTCGTGACTACAAATTCCCTACTGAAATTATCGAACTACCATCTCGTGGATTAGTATATCCAAAAGACAACCCATTATCAAGTGGTAAGGTGGAAATGAAATATATGACGGCAAAAGAAGAAGATATTCTTACAACACAATCATATATCAAAGATGGTACGGTACTTGACCGACTATTTCAGTCTCTTATCATTTCAAATGGTGAAGGTCAACCTATTAAGTATGTTGATTTAATCATTGGTGATAAAAATGCTATTATGATTGCTGCTCGTATTCTTGGATATGGTAAGGATTATAAGGTTATGGTAAATGACCCATTCTCCAGCAATACCCAAGAGGAAACGATTGACCTTACTCAATTTGATAATGTAGAGTATGATGGTTCAGCTCAAATAGAACTTTATAAAAACGAATTTGAGTTTAAACTTCCACAATCAAAAAGAACTATCACGTTTATGATTCTAACGGAATCAAAGGATAGAAAAATTAAACACGAGTTGGAGGATTTGAAGAAGGCAAATCGTAAACTTAAAAACGAAACAATGCCAGAATTAACAACTCGTTTGAAACATAGTATTCTATCAGTAGATGGCGACTACGACTCAAAGACTATTAGAAACTTTGTTGATAATGAATTATTTGCGTTTGATTCAAAGGCATTAAGAAACCACATAAGAGAAGTATCTCCTGACATTGACCTAACTTGGGAATTTATTTCAGAAGAAACTGGCGAAGGGAGGGAGATGTCGTTGCCAATCGACTTGACCTTTTTTTGGCCTAACGATTAAATATAGACAACAACTCCACGGACATATATTTGACCTTGTATACCACGGAAATGGTGGGTTTACTTGGAATGATGTTTACAATATGCCTGTTTGGGCTCGTAAATTTTATATCAATAAAATTGTAGAGTTTAAAGAGGCTGAAAGAAAGCATACTGAAGAGTCTATGAAGAAATCATCAAGGGGAACACGAAAATAGTTCCCCTTTGATATTTATATACACAAACAATGGAGACATATAATGGCTAATATGAATTTTTTACAAAAACTTGTAGCTCGTAAACTTTTGAAAGGTCTTGAAAAAATGGCAGAGAAAGACCCTACAATAAGAAAAAGTTTCGATGATTTAGGCGCTGCCTCTCACAAGTTAGCACAGGATATTGAGAAATTCAATCAAGAACGCAAAGATTCTGGTCTTTGGAAATAATATCCTAATTGGTCGGAGTGGTATAAATGGCAGATAAGAGTGGATACAATAGAAAGAAAGCCATCAAAGATGAGCAGTTGTTGACAAACTATGCGGATTTGCTCAATCAAAAATTGTCTGACCAGGTACAAAATTATAGGGAGATAAATAAACTTCGTAAGGGATTATTGGACTCAATGGTAGATGAGAAAGATAATCTTCAACAACAAAAAACCTTAATAGAAGAATACGAAGAACAATTATCTAATATAGCAGATAGAAGAACAAAAGCATACAAAGACCTCGAAAAGGAAGTTAATCTTCTTAAAGATGTTGTAAAGACTGAAGAAAAACGAGTTAACCTACAAGATGAACTTCAAAGAAAAGCCGATGGTATGTTAGATGGCCTTGAAGGTCAGATAAAAAAAATACCCATAGTGGGGGATATGTTAGCATCTACCATAGATTTTGGAGGCCTTAAAAAACAAATGGGTGGGATATTAAAAGGAATGACCCAACAATTTGTAATGTTAACCGCTGCCGGAGTTCCCGCTGGAACAGCAATTGGAATGTCATTTAGGTCAGCAATTCCATCTATAATTTCTTTTGGAGCAAGTTTATGGGCATCGTTGGCACCACTACTACCTATCCTCCTTCCTATCATCGCTGCACTTTATTTATTTAAAAAAGCATTGGGTGTTGACCAACAAGTTGCAGATTTAAGTCGCGAGATGGGAATTGCTAATGATGAAGCCAAAGATATGGTTACCAACTTTAATGACCTATCATCAAGCACTAATAACTTAAATGTTACAACCAAAGGTTTAATTCAAGCACAAAAAGAACTTGCATCCTCAATTGGGATGACTGCTCAATATACTGGAGAAATGTTAAAAGACCAAATATTACTTACAAAGTATATGGGTATGTCAGGTGACCAAGCTGCCAATTTCCAAAAAATTGCAGCTGGTGCTGGAATGTCAACTCGTGAAATGCAAAGAGAAGTGGCAGGGACTGTACAATCATTAAATGATGCTACTGGGTTATCCATTGATTTTGCAGGTGTAATGAGAGACATATCAGACCTATCTGGTGAAATGAGAGCCCGATTCAGAGGTAATGTACAAGAAATGGCTCTAGCCGTTGCTCAAGCAAAGGCAATGGGTACTACACTTCAAGAATCATCTGACGCTGCTCAAAACCTTCTTAATATGGAATCTTCACTCAAAGCGGAGATGAAGGCAAGGATGTTGACTGGTGTAAATATTAACAATGATGAGATTCGTAGAGCACAATTGATGGGTAACCAAGCTGAAGTATTACGACTTCAAGCAAAACAACTTAACGAGATTGGTGATATTAGTAATAAATTACCACACGAACAAAAAGCAATCGCAGACGCAATGGGTATGTCCGTGGACCAACTTGTTAAGATGAATGAACAACAAACGATGTTGAGAAAATTGGGTGTTGATAATCTAGCAGACCTTAAAGAATCAGATATTCGAAATTCCAATCTACTGGATTCAGAAAAGGAAAAGTTGTTACTTCAACGAGAACAAATGTCTCAACAAGAAAAAATGACAGCTATGACCGAAAAGTTTTCGGCTATATTTGATGAGATAGCAGTCGTACTCATTCCTATTATTTCATATTTGTTAAATCTTGTAATGGCACAACTAAAGTTCCTTATGCAACCATTGAAAACAATATCAGGTATATTTTCGGGCATTGGTATGATACTCGATGGTGATATCCAAGGTGGTTTGTTGAAAATTGGTAAGTCAATAATTGACTTAATATTGTCACCATTTAAGTACATTGCAGATATGATAGGTGGGTTATTTGGAGTTGAGGATGCATCCGGTAAGATAGG